GGGAACGGCACACACACCCTGCGGGAAAATTCGGAAACATCTGTTGATGAATCTTGAAACCCTAGGCATGTGAGCTCCTCTACAAAGCGGCGATGTTCGCAAATCGCCTATTTGCGCTGACTCGCCGGTCAGCCACCTCGTAAGAGGTGTGAGGAATAGTTTTCTTAAAAACTTATTTAAAATCACAACGCGTTTGGACGGAGGGAGTTGACCCGAATTACGGCCCGTCCGGCCGGCTGTTGATGCTAAGTAGCATCAGTAAACCCGGACTTGAGTGTCTGGGTCGAGGCGCCCACAGCTGGGCACCCCATGAAAAAGTAAAAGTTGAAGTCTTCACCCACGGAGCCAACGACATCAATCACTGGAATAACTGTAGAGTTTGACACACGATACGACACATTAGCACCAATGGGCGCTGTTGTGGCGTTGGTCATAGCGGTCGTGCGCGAGTAAGCTGACTGAGAGTTGTACAGCGTAGCATACTCAACTGGGTTTGTTCCAGAATTGATCTCGGCGCCTTGAGCAAATTTCATCAAAGTCGCAGCAGCTGACGTGGCAGTAGCGGCAGAAGCACAGGTTTGACTGGCGACTGACACTAGATAATTGCCAGTGGTAGATTGTTCGTCAGTAGCATCTGCCGCAGTCACCAACCATTGTGCCGTTGTGGGCACTATGGGGTGTGGTAGGATCTTAAAATTCATCCCACCTGCCCAACCGTGAAAACAGGAGGACAACAGAGATAAAACTGAAGGCGCCGGGACCACCCAACCAGTGTTGGTGGAAACCGCGCCCCATGGTGAAGAAACAACTGACTTAGTCACAAGTGGACCACCAGGTAGTGGCCATAGCACAGTTTGGTAATTGGCAGCTGTTAAAGCTGTAGTGCTAGGCGACATTGTGTATAGTGGTTGGGATCTCTTCAAAATCGTACGAAACGAAAGTATCTCCTCACCCCAGAGCCGGCGCATGACACCAGGCTGGACCAGGGCGCCGCCCATGTGGCACACAGAGGGCTGATCGTCAATCTGCCCAACCTGTTGCTCAAAGTCAGTAGCTGGCGCGGCAGGTCCGCCAAGTGTAACGTAAGTCACCCCGGTGGTAGACGCTGCTCCACCAAACTGCAGATCTGGTCCGCCGCGGGCCCACACATTAATTGAGAGTGAGCCAGCTGCAGTGGCAGACAGCGAGTCAAATGCGATAATAACAAGCTGCCCGTTTGTTCCTATGAGGCTCGTGGTGGTTTGCATAGAGGCAGACAGCACTCCATAGATCCCACCTTGCGTAGGGTTGCCAAAGTGTGTTCCATCTAGGGACCCACTAGTAGCGTAGCTCGTCTTCGTGTAGAATTCATTAGAGAACCCACACCGAACGACGATGTCAGTTGATTGTGTGACGTCAACTATGCAACAATGTGTAGTGTTCATCATCGTAGCGATAGTAGGCTGCGTGACTGTGGAAACTGAAGGGATGTAGCCAACCAAAAGCTTACCTCGATGAAATGGCGTCGCAGCAACGGTGATCCTAAACTCGATTGAGCCAACCCAGCGCTCTGTCGCAAGACAGGGCATCGCGCATGGGGTGAGAACAAAGGTAGTATTGTCAGCAAGGAAAGGTGTGACAGGGACTGAAGCCAAAAGTGTGTCAGGGGCGGTAGTAGTAGCATAGGTTACAGAGCCCAAGAACCCCCATTGTCGAGTGAAAAATTCAAACGCAAGAGGATCTTCGTCAGAGTACCCACCAATGCCTGGGTTGATCTCTCTCGCAGCAGCGGGGTCCAATGCGAGGACAGCAGAGGAGTCGCGCCCGACACCCTGTGAAAAGTAGGGGTAGCGAGACCGAACAAACTCAAATTGGTTTGGTTGATTGGGTCGGGAGTAGCCAAAGAAAGAAGCCACACCGCCAACAAAATCAGCAACATCTGCAACGACGCCCCCAATAGGCAAAATAGGAACCATCTTCCGGGCGACTGAAGAGACGGCGGAAGCCACACTTGAAATCACTCCAGGTGAGGTCTCTTTCTTGGTAGCGGGCAAGGCATGAGCTGTAGGGTGTGTCCCAGCATACGTTGTGTACGGGGTAGCATCCATCAACTCCACATCCTCAAGCCATACGTAGACGTTAAACAAAGGCGTCCCAACAGCAACTCCATCATCCCTACCCAAGGCCGACAAGCCTCCAAGGTAAAGCGTACAGAAAGTGTCAGTAAAACCCGTGTTATTAGTTGGCCACTTAGCATAACGCCCAAAATGTGGTAGGCGCAACACCAAGGGGTTACCAGTATTAGCATTGAAGATGCCACCAGGGCGCATTTGGTAAAGTCGCGCTTGGTAAAGGGTGGTATTACACGCACTAAGAAATGTCGGAACAAGAGCTGCAAAAGCCTCACCATAGTAATGGGGTGTGACTGGCATCTCAAGTCGAACACACACAGTCGCGCGAATATTCTTAAGGTACTGCAACTTATTGGAAATCACAGTATTAGTCAGAAACGCAGACAGTGGCTTAATAGAGGCAATAGCCGCCGCAGGCGTCAGTGGAAAAGACATACTCGTAATCAACTGTGGTCGAGACAGGAAAGACTCCAAAGACTCTATCGCTCTGGGGACCGCGTAAGACGTTGTCGCGGCTCCTCCGGGGTTATCACCAACAGGCGGATTGACAGCATCAACGGTCGACACTGCTTCAGGCGCGGGTGGTGGTGGTGGTAGACTAGTGGCAGCCGGTCTGGCCAACTCACTGTCCATAGTAGTAATAGTAGATTGAGCAAGGGGTAATGATTGATAGGTAAAGCGTCCCTTAACGCGATACAAACACCAGTGGTTAAGTACACTAGACTCCCTCACGGTGAGACTTTGTGTTTATGGAGGGATTGCCCCCGGGATAACACGAGAGAACATTAATCATTCTCATCCCGTCGGTACGCAGAGATCATCTATGTGCAGTGCATACCCCGCGCCGTGCCTAGTACTGCTAAGTATTTCGGTCGCCGGCACTTCCAGGCTGAAACCTGGCTGGGTAGTTTAAAGACTTGCCCGGGTCCACACGTTGGGGCTTCCACCCAACTAGCGTGTTATTTAGTTTTAAAGTTTAGTAAATAAATAAATAATAATGATAACCAACACCACCCACTCGAACACAAACAAAACACTCACTTACTCACAACAATGCAACGTCCTCCCATAGAAATAACCTCCCTGCGAAGTACTCAACTTCGAGGTAGTCGTATGTCCAATGGGTAACATCTACACCCAACCTCTGGGCAACGGAGACCACGACAGGCGAAACACGCTCAAAAACGTCAACACCGTGAAGCCACAGTTCTTTAAGGGCATTCTCGCACACCTGCTTATAGATGTCACGATCAATATCTTCCCCATTGACTTTGGGGTAAAACATCGACTTGGCAATACTAGACATCTCAAGTGGCATGACGTAGGTATCCTTGTAGTGTCGGAACCTCCGTTTAAGGAGCGTCGCCCCACCCACCAAAGGCACCAACTCGGGTGGTTGGGCTTTGTCTCGAGGGCTCGTGGTCACATAACCAAGCTCAGCGGAGAGTCGTGTCCAGTGTGGAACTACAACAAGACGCAAACTCTTGGGTATTGCGAAAAGCTGGTCATCGCCATAGAGTGCTTTAGCACAGCTAAGGTACTTGGTAAAAGCCACCTCGCCGCCTGCAAGCCACACTACAGCTCCTGTCTTAATGAAGGACATAAAAGTGTTCAACTCGGTCGTGCCCCACAAACCAGAAATCAGCCCCTGCGTCCAATGGTAGACGTAAGAGCCAACAGTGACATAGGGGAAAAGGTTAGCCAAGAAGATCTTTTTCATCGCGCGGATGTCCTCATCAGACCACTTCCACAAAAGACACACACGCACGCACAAAGCCAAGATAAGATATGCTAGGGGGAGCGATTGGTGAAGATCCATGGCCGACTCATCAGCCTCAACAACCAAACCGTCCTCCATCTCGGCACTCTCAGCAAGGCGTCGCGCGACAGCGGCAGCCTCAGGCGACACGGCGTTCAACCCATACACAGAGCCAACACATGGCGCAGTGATAATCGCGGACAAAGGTGATGACACCAACATCTTGGTACAAACGTTACTAGCCGCGTTCTGGATGTAAAAGAGGCGCGACTCAGCGCCTAGGACTTTTGATGCTTTTAACACCTCGCCCACCTTAGGCATCGCGACAGCAAACGTGTAAAGGTCCGCGTCAGACTTCGCTCGCGCATAGATATGATCGGCCAAAACTGGCAGGCTAGGTCCAAGGTCTCGTCGACCATCGGACCTCCGCCCAGGGATGTTAAGGCTAACCTTAGGCCCATAACCACACGCAATAACAGACAACTGATTAGTACCTGTGATATGCGGGGGTAGGCCTTCGATCGCCTCTCTCGGCGTCAATGGCAACTTGGGGCCCACATACTTGATGAGATGGGGCCTAAGTTCAGTGAAAATCAAATCTTCCATGCGTCGTAGGTCCAATGACCGCAGTCCTGGCGCATCCATCGCCTGGGCATCGGCCATCTTCTTCAGGGCATTCTCTGCCACAGAAATCTTTCGTCCAAGAACCGAGCTGAGCATGTTGTACGCTCCAGCAGGCAGGTACTTAGAATGGTCAACACCAAAAGCAACAGC